GCTCGATGTACTGACCGCAAACCCGACCCCACGGCAGGAGTTGACAGTTGTAGACTCAGCATCCGTCGCGCTCTGGATACCCACCCAGTAAAACCGCAGCGCCTTGGGTTGAAATGACAAGCCGCTCACCGTGTAGATAGTCGTGGCTACATCTGTGGTGAGCCACTGGATCGCGCCGTGGGCAAAGTCGAGTGCCATTTAGATACCTAACTTGGCCCGCACCAGTGCAGGCGTCTCATACCCCACCATCCGTTCCTCAGCCAGCAGAAACACCGCATGGATGCTCTCAATGAACATGGCTTTCTGGGCAGTGGCGAGGGCGTTTGTGCCGGTTGGAGCGAGGGCCGCCAGCACGTCGTACTCGGTCACATCGTCGGCGTCGAGCGCGAATATATCAATCACTTGCTGCCGTGTCAGTTGTCCTTCGATGCGTTGGTGGTTCGCAGCAAAGAAGGCGTGGACGTGGATGTTGGGGGCGGGCGTCACGCCATCGTCCGCCAGCCCCATAAGTCGTTCAACGAGGGCCATAGGAGCCTCCTTGGTTCATGTCGTAGCCTATACGCACGAACCCATTAAGTCATTACATCTATGTTGTAAACGTCAATGTTGCGGTCAGTTGCCATTGCTGCGTGCTGGCCTTCGTCCCCAGGGATTCCTGCATGCGTTGGAGCATGAACACGTTCGCCGCCGTGCTGGTCGCTGAGGTCGTGGCATTCTTCACGCCCCATTCCTGCCATTCAAAATTGGCCACGTTCGTCGCATACAGGCCACGATAGGCATTGACGTTGACGGACTGCGTAGGGTAGGTGGCCTCCATGGTAGCGGCGACACTGGTCCCCTTGAGATGGTTGTCGAGTGAATCGTGTGCAGCAGTGCCGGAGCCGACCCAGAGGATCGCCCCTGTGCCGTTGAGAAGCGGTGTCACGGAACCCCCGCTCAAGAGATTGGCAACGATATTTCTACCTGTACGATGGAGTGGCAATGGACACCTTCCTTTCGGACAATGAATCTTTGTCCTTGTTAATGTTTGACGATGATCACTTCTGCCTCACGCCCCTCGACTTTTGTCACCGTCACGGTTTCGATGAGGCGCGGCGTCTCTCCGCTCTTATCGATCTTCTCGATCGTCGCCACTTCGGCGATATGCACATCGTGAATATCCAGTTGCCCGGCCTGCAACGCGGCCAGGATCTCTTCGGTGGAGCGTTTCGTCGTGAGTTCCATTAGAAGATACTCCGATACGGGGCCAGCATGGCGGCCACATCATCCGGGACGAGACCGGTTTGTTGGGCATAGGACACGGAGAGTTCCCCTACGGACTTGCTGGTGACGCCTGCCTCGCGCGTGCGCGCGTACCAGAGGGAGCGCGTCAAGCTGATCGTCGCATCCTGCAAATCAAACGGCACTGTGGTGCCAGTCGTTGTGGTGCCGTCACCCGTGGAACACGCATTCTTGCCTGCTGACGGCACGTAGCCCGCGCTGAACTCTACCAGCCAGCGCGGGTATTCCTGATTTGGCTCCGGGAACGGCGCGACATCCGTGTACGCAGTATAGGTCCAGGGCCACCCGGCATTCCGTACCAACTGCCCGCGGGCATGGTCTACGGTATAGTCCGTGGAGGTCAGCTCCGTAGCCGTGCCAGTATCGGTCCCGTCGAACACCCGTAAGACCGACCGCACGGGATGGCGCGGGAGCTGCAAGATCGGTCCCCCATAGGAGGGGAGGGCCGCCAGATACACCTGATCGAACAAGGGCCGCCCAATGTAGGTTTCAATCCGGCTACTGGCCCGCCGGACAAACCGCGTGAGCGATTCGTCGTGTTGGGCATCCGTGATGTCGAGCGCATCTTTCAGATCCGCGAGACTCACCAGCGTATCCCCCGTCGCCGTACTCTTGACCGTGAGTGTCATCGTTATCCCTCGACCGACCCGCCGCGAGATTTCAATTCCAGGATCTGATACATGCGTGAGGCTTCCTGCTGCGCTCCGTCGTGTAGATACAGCATATTGAGGGCCGCATCAAGTTCTTTCCGAAGGTCCACGATCCGGGCCTCCATCGTGGCGCGGCTCCCCGATTCCTTCGGCATCTTATCCCGCACCAGCTCAGCTTCTTCCACATGCCCCTGCAACACATGGACCTGATCGCGTTGCGAGGCCACTTGCTTATGTAGGTCCAGCGACCGGCGGCGCAATTTATCTAAGGAAAAGAATCCGTAGTCCGGCTCGGCATCATAGCCGTAGGTATAGGCTTGCCAGAGCAGAGCGGTTTGCTGCGGGAGATGGTATTTCACCCCACGCGCGTGCGCGAGGCCGAGATAGAATTCCACGCAGGCCTTTTCATAGTGGTACTCCCGCCCTACGATCAAATCGATGCCGTAGATGCCGATCTCCTCAAACCCCTCGGCAATGGCCAAGGCCAGCATCATCGCAATGGAGCTGGTAAAGTACTCATGGATCTGCAACTGTTCTTTGACCCATGCCTTAGGATAGGGCAAGGTCATCGGCATGTCCGGCTGCGCATCGATCATATACACTGGGCAGGGTGCCGCACGCAGCCAGGACCCCAGATCGGCCCCCGTGGCCCATTTACGCGAGTCGTGCCAGTCGCGGTGCACCTGAAACCAGCGGTCGGCCCGTGGAATAAAGCGATAGAGTTGATTGACACCCCAGATTTCACAGTCCGGGTCGTTAAACCAGGCCAGGTGTCGGCTGTTCTCGGCATAGCCTACGATACAGACTTTTTTACGTTTGGGTTTCGTGTGGACCAGCACCCCGTTGATGACGGTGTGCAGAGCGGCGCAGGGATGATCGGCCTTCAGGGGACCGATGAGATCGGGCGAAATGCCCTCGACTTGCGGCCAACGGATACCCCCCTCAGCGGTCGGCACCGGCTGTTGATTCTCTGTGATCGGCGTGTCATCGAGTGATGGCTGCATGCGCCCTCCCTCTACGTTGAGCTATTTCAGTGCTGGCGCACGGCGCACCTGCTTGTGCCCTGGCGGCGCAGCCAGATTCTTGGCATCCTCCATTCGAGACGCACATCCCAGCTGAATGGCGCGAGCGGCCACGGCCTCGGTGACCATGGCTCGCTCCCCTGGGTTGTAGCAGGCCCCGTCATGGACGAGGAACTGCTGGGTGAATTCAATCGTCACCATGTTAGGTCGCCGTCGAGGTCGCGGGCAGGATGTCCCGTATCCCACCGATCATCATGCCGAGATCGCTCTGGTTTTCCTGATCGGCCCGCACCATCGCGACCCCTAACGAGGCAGTTACCAGGTCTCCCGCCGCCGTGGATGTGGACGCCCCCGGCCCGCTGATCGTCCCCGCTGCCGTGATAAACCGTTTCGCTCCCAGCAACGGATAGGCCACGGAGGAGGCTTGCAGCCGGATGTCCCCCGTGGTGTAATTTTTCCATTCTGTCGTGCGCGCTTCGACGGCCCCATATGCTACGGCTGATGGGATCATGCCGCTTTGATAGTCGGCCAGATCCCCGCCGCCGGAGCTGTCGCCGTGCCGGAGCTTGACGGCGACAGAGCGATAGACCTTCCCTGTTGACGTGCTGCCGGGAAGTTTCCCGATCAAAAACGGTTGCGCATGCGTGAAGGCAGGCCCGAGGGCGAGCCGGTCGATGACAGAGCCGTTAAAGACCCCGCCGCTGGTGGAATCCACGCCTCCAGTCCCGCAATCAGCAGTCTGGTGCGTAGCCTTCGCTGTGAGAATCATCGGTGTGTAGTGCAGTGACATCGTCTACCTCCTTGTCGTGTCGTGTGAGTGTATCGGTTGTTCATTCTCATCCGCTTAGGCCATGATCCATGCAACCTTGTTCGCAATCGCCAAGCATGCATCGCGCACCACGACTAGGTCGTGCTCGTCGATGGCTCGAATCACTGTTTCGTCCCGGCTGTACGCAGCTTTTACGGTTCCGCCCTCTTCATAGGCCGCCTGGCTCGACGCATCGATCACCAAGTTCTGCGCCTCACCCACGACCACGTCCCCGAAATCGCAAAGATAGATTTCTGTCTCCGTTGATCCGCCCCCGTCTGTTAGATTCTCCGGCACCTGGGTCGAGACCTTGTACGGATAGCCGAACAGACTGCCCATGGCCAATTCAGGCCGGAGGATGAAATCCCCCGTGGTGCTGCGCACCATCAGCAGGGACATATACGTGCGTGGCGAGATAATCCACGCCGGTTTCGTCATCGGGCAGCTACCGGAGATCAACTTGTTGATGAGCGTCCCTAACACCGTGGCGTAGAGCGCGATGCCGTTCGATCCAGCCCCGCTGATGAGATTCGCCGCACTGCACCAGTAGCGCAATCCCTTGGGTACGGCGTCCGTCCCCGTGCCGCGCAGGAAGGCTTGATCCTTGCGTACAGCCAAGCCTGAAACGACTTGATTGCGAATGAGTTGATCGGCCCCCGGAGAGGAGAACCGGAACAGATCGTTCGAGGCAGGAATGTTCGCCACCAATTTCTTGTAACTCAGCAACACACTGCCCGTCTTGACTTGCTCGACCGTGCCAGCCGTCGATTCCCCCACATAGTAGCCGGTGACCCCCTGCGTCACTTTCGGGAGCCGATAGTTCCCGCTCGGCATCGGCAGGAAAGTCGGCCCCAGGGCCGTCACCACCACCCTCGCGCGCAGGATGTCCACAACTTCAGCTGAGACGGGCTGCGGAATCAAGACCCCGCCTGTATCCGGATCGCCCGCCATCATCGCTTTCTGTTCGCCACCGGTATATTCCTTCGCTTGCTCCAACATCATCTCGGAGAGGTCGTCGTGCCCGCCCTGTTTCAATAAGCGCGCCGTCTGCCCAATGTCGTTGCGGGCATTCTTTAAACAGCGCACGATGGTCCCGAGCGCCTCGCCCTTTTCCCTGATACGTTTCGTGGTGGAGAGTGTGCTTCTGCCCTGTGTGGCCTCCTGCAATTGCTTGATCGCCAACTGCTTATCGGCCTGGGCCTTGGTCAGGCCTTCGATCTGGTCGGACGGGGCCATGGCCTTTGCCATCGCCTTCGCCACGGCGTCGGCCACGAGCGGCCCGACGTGTTCCTTCATCAACGTCTGCTGTTGGTCGGCGATCGTGCCCTTGAGCTGTTCCATGGTCATCGTACCCATTGTGGACTCCTCCTCGTGATTAAAAATGCGTGGTTAGAACACGCGCCCGCGCGCATAGTTGATGGCGCGTGTCACTTCCTGCTCCGTAAAGGCACTCAGGGCCTTTCGGCTCTCTTCCTGCACGTGGGCTGCCAGTAGGTCCAGCTCCACATCGAACACATCCTCAGCCAATTCCAGGACCAACTCCTCGTCGATCTCCAAGGTCTCCTCGGCGGGGATCACTACAGTCTCCTCGGCCAGCACGACGATTGGTTCCTTAGTCTGTGCCGTGTCTTTCGGCTTCAGAATCTCCGACTTCGTAATCGCCTCAAAGGTCTTTTCGATCTGCGAGGCCGGCAGCCAGACGCCGCGTTCGCCGTAGTACTCACCCAGGAATTTCTCAGACCATTCGACGAGCGGCTTGAGCAATCCCTTATACTGCGGCTGATTGATAGAGAGCTGGATGAGACACTCTTGATTTGCCCCTATAGGCACGATGCTGAATTCTAACAACTCAACTTGTTGGTAGTCGATCCCTTTTCCTCGCTCCTTCGATGGCGTCGACTCTATAGGCTTAAAGCCCACGCTGGTCGCGCTCAGAAAGCCACCCTTCACGAGGTCGAAGACGGTATCAGCAAACGCATACACACCCTTAGCCGGAAATTCAGCAATCGCCTCCAGGCCATGCGGCGTCCGTGTAATCTCTGTGCATTTTGCGATAGGCAACGCTGAATAATCGTGGGCGAAAGCTACGATAGGATTCTTTTGGTAGTTGTCCAGCTGCCAGGACTTCGGATGAATGACATCCCCATCGCGATCCACAGCGTCGGTGCTGATGATGAAACGAAACTGGCGCGAATCGGGAAGCGTCTTCACATCGGCGGAGAAGGTTTTGAACACGGTATCCATGCGGCACCTCATGCGGACAATACAAAAAGCCGGACCACCCACGAAGAATACCTCTTCGAGGAGATCCGGCTTGCAAATCTGACCGGGCGCAGCGATTAGTTTACAGCACGTTACCTATACTGTACTTTGATTGTCCTGAAATGTAAAGTGTTTTTCTCGTGACACCAAAAAGTTCTCCATCTCCAATCGTAAAATAGCTTTGTTGGCAAGGCCCGTGCTGCGGTCAAACTTGATGTCAAAGTGCAGGCACGAGACACCGACCGCCGCGTTCAACGCTTCATCGTGCCGCACCAGGGTCGCCAGTACCGCATGCCTAATGTGCTCCGTGCGCGTCATGCTAGCTCCTCGTTACAGGCGATTGATAGATCAGCCGTTGGACAGCGATGGCGCAGTACCGCTGGATCTCCTCCAGCGCCGCCAACCTCGCTTGCAACCCAGCATCAAATTCTTCTTGCACTATCTTGGACTGTAACAGTTGCCGTATGAGTTCAGCGCAAATACGGATCACGCCGTCCCGCTCTGTGTCGTACTGAATCCCATAGAGCCCAGGGTGCGTCAACAGTTTGCTCGTTGTGCCTATCTCGACGGCCACGCCCAACCCTTCGGCGATGCCGATCCAGTATTCCAGATTCCCGCGTTCCACGACTCGCTCGCGCCCCCAGTCCAAGCTCACCCCGTAGAGGCCAATCGTCTGATACCCTTCGCTGATTGCCAGGGCCAGCGCATAGGCGAAGCTACTCGCAAAATATGTACAGGAGATCATGCGCCCGTAGCGTGCCCAGATCCGTTGCTCAATCTCGATGAGGTCGAGCACCTGCGCGAGATGGTTCGTCCCGAACTGCTCTGTGAGATAGATCGGCACTGGGCAGGTGTTGATCCACGCCAGATCTTTTTCACTCTGTGCGTGCGGCTGATGCAGGTCAAACCAGCGGTCACAGCGGAATCGCCCGTGTGTGTCATGCATAAATCCCAGGCGGTTCGCCATATTGAAGGTCCAGAGATCGTAGTCCGGATCGTCGTAGGGTCCTGTCCGTCCGTTCTGTTCCTCGAACCCAATCAACGCAACCTTGGTGCGCCCCGACGCACCATTGAGCGGCGAGGGATCGCGGAAGGGATTAGGGCGGCTCTCGGTCACAGGATCATAGGTCAAGGCGGCGTAGTTCATCGCAGATCCTCCAACGTGTCTTTGAGCGCCTGGGCAATCGCCTCGGCCTGATGTCGATAGCTCTTCCCGGCAAAGGTCGGTTGCCCGTACTTGCACTGCGGGAAGTGGCTGAGGACTTCGTCCAGATCATCCGTATTGATCAGCTCATGCCCGCGCCAGAAATAATACGTATACCGGCGCATGGCCGCCTTGAGCTTCAGCCCTGAATAGACGCTGCTATAGGTCGCACACAACACGCCATCCGACGGAGCCTGTTCCCAGGTGGCCACTTGACTGGTCACGAGCGCTTGCGTGTCATAGTAGAGGCTCCAGGTCTGGCCGGATTCCTGACTATTGACCACCTCCGTTGTAAAGGCAATGCCGCTTTCCATCGTGCGCTCATTGATGATTTGCTCATGCTCGACAGGGGTGACGGCAATGGAATGCAGCGCCTCCTTCCAGGCTGCATAAAATTGGGCATAGCTCGCCCAGCGCCCGAACTTCACCAAGCCCGTTTGTCGAAGATACAAGGTAGGGTCCCAGACTCGGGCAATCCAGTCCTGATAGCGCCAGTAGTAATTCGTCCCGAATTCGCAGTCAGCGGGTTCATCGTTCAGGGCATGGGCGATGGCCACGATGTCACGGGCCGGGGCCTCGGCCCAGGTGCAGTCCTTACTACTGATGGTCTGCCCTGTACGGTAGTAGATGCGCCAGTGGAGGATGCTGTTTTCAGGCACCGGCTTGGGATGCCGGTCGCGCGCTTTCGGTTCGGGCACCTCGATCCTATCAACATCTTTCAACGGAGTATCAGTATCTTTCACGGGTTGTCCTCTTCCTGTCCCGAGTCTCTGGCATCCTCTTCGGTCTGATGCGTGACGAGCGACCAGCTGCACCGACATTGTGGATGGATCTCTTGCGGGATCATCACCGATGTCCCATCCTCCGTGGTCCATGGCTCGTCGGCTGGCACTTCCTGCCCGTCCATTGGCGCACAGAGCGGGCAGACCAGCTCATCGTCCGCCGTATGCCACATGCGTGTGGTCCGTGACGGATCAATCTCCCCATGCTGGATCCCGTCCAGGACCGCATTGAGTTGCCCTTGATGCGTGGCCGTCAGCAATTCCTGTCTCGCAATCATGCGGGTGCGGAAGTTGAGTAAGCTCCGCTTGTACTTGTCCGCCATACGGAGTACCTGCGGCATAGGGCGACCTTCTGCTGCCAACTCCAGTTGGTATCTGGCCACGGCGGTCTGGTGTTGTGGGAGTAGGCCAACCCAGCGGAGCTGCCGCGCGACCGTCCCGACATCGAGACCTTGTGTGTTGGCCCGACTGATCAGCTCGGCAATACGATCCTTCTCGCTGTCCTGGATGCGAGTGACCAACTGGGCGCTGTGTCGGCTGGCCCACTCGCCTGCCCTAGCATCCATCTGGTTGAACCTCAAGGTCAGCTCTCCGCGTCGAGGCCCGAGCCCAGGTTGCGCACCCCCACCGAACGGCGGGAGATCCTTCGGCCATTCATCGGGGTCGACATAGGCTCGTGCACGGTCGCTGGCGGTGGCTTTCAGCTTGGGCTGCCAGAAGGCGTACGCCACGATACCCAGTGCCGTCAGGTTGACCGCCTGCTCCATCAGCCATTGGCTGCCAGTCTTCGCTGCAGGCTCTAGAATGGCTGACTGCAACTCGTCGCCATAGGTTTCCAATTCCTCTTCGAACTGGTCGCCATCCTCGTCGGCCCCATCCAGCTCGTCGAGGATGTACTGCGGGGTCGAGGCTTTGGTGACGGCGAGAGAAGCGGAACGCATTTCCGCTTCGTCGAGCACCGTTACCTGACCCTTGTCCCACGTGAATCGATTCATGATACCACCGACATTTTCCAGTGCAGGTACACCCGTTGCCCATCTGGGTGCGGCTGCAGCGACACGCCCTCCACGCGCAGCCGCTGTCCTCGCGGTAACAATCTCTCTTTCTCTTTCGCGCCCATCTTTGTGATGGCATCGATGTCAAGTGCCTTCATCTTGCCACTGATCTCAACCAGCCCACTTGCACCAAAACGACTCATGTCATAATTGCCAGGCACAAACTTATCCATCGCGATCTTTTCACTCTTGCTGGTCGAGAGATAGGCTTTGTCCTCAATCACCATGCCTTTGAAGTGCTCGGTAAGCTGCGCATTCACCTCGTGGGCTTGTGACAGCGAACCGATTGATCCAATGTTCAATTTGAAATTACTGGGCAATGGCTTAGCCTCTGTCAGCGCGACGCTCAATCCTGCCCCATCTCCACGCCAGACAGTTGTATTGCGCGCCGGCTGTTCGGCAAATGCCTTATCGAGCGCGGCAACGTATTGTTCATGCTCAGCTGACGTCTTCCCATCGCGTAAGTCCTGATTGATCTTGCTGTGGGCAAAGTTCTGATAATCGTATAGGGCTTCGTAGGTCGTTTTAGGTTCGGACGCGGAGTGATCTGTCGAACTCTCACTCCCGCTACCGTCCCCACTCGTAAACTCTCCCCCCTCTGACGTGCCCGCCGGCTCCCGAGGATGCTCGGATTCGTCGAAGTCCTTGAGCTGCTCGTCCTCGTCGTTAGACATCAGTTCGTGTGGAATATCATCCACGGATAAGGCTATCGCTAGCGTTGATTGATGTGGCTTCATGAAATTTTCCACGTCTTTGTTTGGCGCAACACCAGGCGATGCTGTTCATACTGCCGAGATTCATCCAATCCGTGTTCGATGCGAACCACTTCATATCGCCCGGACGAGATAATCTCTGACTGCTTGAACGGTGATAAGGCCGCTGCCTTCAATCCCTTTGCACCTGGCTGCACTTCTATGATAACAGTGGCCGATCCACTCGGGAGCGCGTTAAGCCCTGTCCCACTAACCTTGCCTTGCGACCACTTGACTGCAAGCCCACGATCGGCCGTAAAGCTGGTCGGTGCGATAAGGTCAAAGTTGTCGCCAGGCATTAAGGCTTCGACTTGCTTCGCTACATCATAGCCGCTTAACCCTCGATACATAGGCGCGTCGATCGTGTCGGTCGAGTCGATGGTATTGACAAACGCTCGCACGCCTTCCTTCCAGGTGGCTGTCCCTCCAGCCTTCACGTCTTGCCCTTTGAAGAAGTTCTTATAGTCAGTCCCTGGCATCCCGCTCATCTTTTCATCGAGTGCCGTCTCCCAGCGCGTACCTTTCAAATCCCTATTCCATTCCCCGGTCAATTCATGCTCTGCCAGTCCACGGAGTACCGTATAATCTCCCTGCGTAAACAGCGTGACGGCGTCGGCAGCCGCCTTGAACTCTTTGTCCGTATTGTAAGTCTCTTGCATAGACTTCCGCCAAGCGGACGCGCCTTGCAATGTCATGGGAGCATTTATGAATTGACTGCTGCCGGCAGTGGATCCACTACTCGTGAACTGCCCGCCTTCCGAACTGCCAGCTGGAGCACGTGGATGCTCGGATTCATCGAAGTCCTTGGCTTCATAGGACTTGCGTGGTCGCTCAACGATGGTCGCCGTCTTAGTGTTCACCACAGCGATCTCGTGCCTAGCTGGGTCTGGAGGCTTCGTGTAGATGATGGCGTCGTGGCCCAACTTAATAACGGCCTTAGCGATCTTGCCTTCCACTCGCTGTGCCGCTAACTTCGAGGACTTGAACCCCGATCGCTTGTCCTCCAGGAATACAGCATCCTGAAACGTCTGTCCCTTAAATAGCGCGGGGTGCAACTTGAACACATTGTCAGAGATGACGGTGTTCTTGGTCGAGATGGTATATTCCGCGATAGGCGCCCCTTCGTGGAGAGAGACATACGCCGCCACGCTCGCGATAGAATCACCAAAGAAGATACCACGGCCTGAGTCAGTCAAGTCCCCAGTCCTGAAAGCGATCACCTTCACCGGCCCCGCGTTGAGCTTGACGCCGCCATCGATTCGGCCTTCCGCGTTGGCAAACCGATTCACCGTGTCTGCAAGATTCTCCCCTTCGCCGTCACTCTCCGCGAACCGCCCCCGCTCGTCGTGGTTCTCGTTGTACTTCAGCCGCTTGACCAGCAACGGCAGCGGGGTACCCGCTTTCGTAATGGCAAGAGAAGCGGAATGACGAACATATTCCGTCGAAACTAACATTGGCACATGATTGTATCCATTCAGTATAGCAGCGTACAATCGATGATTGCCTTCTTCTACGATATAGCGCTCGCCTGGTCGCGTAGACTTAAACCCCTCAATGACTGGAAATTTATCGCCATTACGCATAGCTTCAGCATATTGAACGATTTGTTGCTGCAGTGGAGAATCGCCAGATGCGTGGCCAATCAAGTGTATCTGAATAATTTTAAGTATGAACTTTTTATCATGTAACAACTGCGACTGTTTGTTTGTTAGTTTCCATGTGTCTGAAAAAGGACGCGGAACACTTTGAAATTCAGTACTAGAATCTGTCCAGCCACCTCCGCTCGTAAATTGCCCGCCATCTGGGCTGCCCGCAGGCTCGCGGGGCTGGTCCTCGGAATACTTCAGACGCATCCTAACGGCAGGCTGCAACACATCGGCCAGCTTCGCGTAGGCTCGCCGCTTCAGGAACGTCTGGTAGAGAACGGGCATCAGGCCGTCTCCTTACACCGCAACCACCGTCGTAGGTAGATCCGCAGGCTGTGCCGGTAGCGCGTGATCACCTTGCCGGTCCCACGACAGTCCGGGCACAGGGGAACGGTGATCGGTTGACGTGCATTACCATGAGGGCCGCTGACCATGACGGTGATCTCAGGCATCTCAGCGCCCTACCGACTTTCTGGCCATCTTGAACAGCAGCCGGTCGAGTTGTCGCGTTTCTTCCTCGTCCAGATCCTCGACAGCGGCGGCGGCTTCCTCTTCGTTCTCCGGTAGCTCCATGGCCGGGGCCTGTCCTGGGGCAGCAGGGCCGCTCATCAGTACCTCGTCCAGCTCGTCCTCTGGAGGCAGACCAGCCAGCTCTCGGAACTCATTGGCATAGAAGGCGCCAGGCTGCCCGTTCATGACGGATTGCTTGAACAGCCGATCCTCTGGCACTGGCGACACGTAATCCAGGATGATCGACTCGTCATATTCCGGCATCAGTCTGGCCTGCAAGGTGTCGCGCATCCGCTCTAAACGAGGCACCAGCACATAGGTAGCAAAGATGTACGGGGCCATGTCTATGGTACTGCGGTTCGAGGACGTCACGATCCCGAACAGCTCAGGCGGCACCCCCCAGGTTTGGATAATCGTGTCGCGCTCCTGGTCCCTCAACTCTTTCAGCTGCATGTTGCGGAAGTTCTGATCCAGCGTCTTGACCTCGATGGGCGTCTTGAGGAACAGGGGCTTGAACCCACGCCAAAAGCCCTGCAACTGTTCGTTCCAGAATTGCTGAAAACGGGTGGCATCCGCGTCGCTAAACTGCCCGCCGTCCTTCGGCATCACGATCACATCGGGGCGGGCGCTGTTCTTGAAGAAAGAAGCGGTGTGTTTGGCAGCGTACTCATCGAGGGCGATCTCATCGTCGATGGCCTTGCCCAGGCCCGTGCCGCGCCCGTACGGGTCTGCCGGATTGGGATTCTGAATCCACAACACCTCGCTGGCAGGAATCTGCTGCTGCCAGGCACCGCGTGCGACGCGAAAGAACGGATGGCTCGGGGTCGGCGTTTCCGCCACCCAATGCGGGGGTACGGGCCACAAGGCTGACGGTACCTTCATACCGTTGCGCTCTTTGATGAGAAAGACATCCCCGACCAAGTCATGCCAGATACTGCTCAGCCACCGCACATCGCGCCCCGTGAAGTAGGGGTTGCCGTTGCCGAGCATGTCCAGGAACACGTGCTGCTCGATCTCGTCCAACTCGTGCGTGCGATCGAGGGCCTTCAAGACCTTGCGTCGCTCGATCGGTTGGAGCTTTTGAATATGGCCCATGTCACGCCGAATCTGCCCCGTCGCCTTGCGCGCTACGTAGAGCTTCCACTGCACCGCGGCCATGGCGTCGGCCACCCGCCCCGCACAGGCTCTGACCCATGGACTGGAATTAAATGTACTCAACAACGCTTCGGTACTGCGATCGGGCAACGTGCCGCGACTTGTAGACATGACGCCGTTCAAGAGTCCGTGTGCCGCTTGCGCCGACTCCAACGTGAAGGGCGAAGTCAAGGCTTTGACCGCGAGCGAGAGTCGTGACCGCCAGGTGAGTCCGTTCATGATGGCATCCCTTTCAGCAGCGTTGACAGACTGGTGTTTTTTTCATGGCATCCTACAGCATTGTGAGCACATCGGCGTCAATCTGCTGGCCGTGGTGGTCAATTGTATGCAATGGCACCACGCTGCCCCCGCCGGCAATATCGAAGGGGCGATAGGCCCGCAACCGCGATACGGCTAACGCCAACGCGCACACCCCGTCATCGTGCAGACCACTCGGGGCGCTGTATTGCACGCCGGTTCTGGTGTATTGATATTCAAACGTATCCAATTCGGAGGCAAGATTCTCTGGCAGCCCCGTGATTGCGCCTTGCTGT